GGGTGGCACGCGCGATCCCGCGGATTCCGCGCTGGAAGTCGTTGAGGCCGAACGCCTCCTCACGGAAGCCGGCGATGAAGTCGTTGTAATTCTGCACCGCGCGGCGTTGCCCCTCGACAGCTTCCTCGTAGGCGCGTACCGCGGCCGTCGCTTCGCGTACGGCCTCCGCGGTCTCGAAGTAGGCCTCGATCTGCTCGATGGTCAGCCCTTCGCCGCGGTTGAACGCGGCCTCCAGCTCGGCTGCGCTCGTGTCAGCCGAGAAGCCAAGCTCTTCGAGCGCGCGGCCGGCCCGCTGCGTGGTCCGCTGCACTTGCAGCGCGGCGTTCTCGACGCCCGTCCCGAGCCCCTCGGGGAACAAACCCTCGGCCGCGGCGTTGAGGAGCTCGACGGCCCGCGCCAGCCGGCCCGTCTGCTCCTCAACGCCGGAGACTTGGTTAACGTAGTCCTGCACGCGCTGCTCGAAGGTGCCGAGAATCACACCAAACCGCTGCGTCAGGATTTCCTCGACGGTGGCCGCGCTGCCCTTAACGTCCGCGTCAAACCTAGCCAGCGCGTCGGTAATCCTTCGCGTCTGGCCCGGCAGCGTGTCCGACACCTGGGCGATTGCTTGGTCGAAGCGCTGGACAGCCGACAGAACGGCGCGCGCCGCCGGCGAGTCGTCGCCGCTCGTTCGCACCGCCACGGTCCCGAACGGGCTCCGCCCCGTGGCCTCGACCCGGCCGGAAATCAAGCCCGCGCTACCCGCCACCTGAATGCGGGGCTTTTCGTCGAAAAGCCCGCCCAGCGCGCCGCCCAGGATCGACCCGACGATCGAGCCAATGGGCCCGAAGATCGACCCGATCAGCCCGCCGATCTGCGCGCCAACCGCCGCGCGCGCGCCACCGCCGCCGATGTAGGTGCCGGCCTGCTGGGCCAGGCCTTGTCCAATAGCCGCGAAACCGCCCGCTTGGGAGAAGGCGTCGATCGCTTGCTGGGTGCCGCCGCCCTCGGCCCTGAACGCGTCGAAGCCCGCATTAAACGCGTTGTCCAGGGTGTCGCCGACGCGCCGCTGGTTGGCGTTGGCGAGACTCTGCAGGAAACCCTCGATACCGCCGCCCGCGCCCGAGAACAAGTCGGCGAAAGCAGACGCCACATCGCGCGTCACGCCCTCCCAGATCGACGCGAAATTCTCCGCCGCCTGCTTGTTGATACGCTCGAACTCGTCGAGCTCGCCCGCCGCTTTGCGGGTCTCGGCCGCGACTTCGTCCATCTGTTCGCCGAGTTTGAGCAGGGCCGCGGTGTAACGCTCGACGGCGTCGGCGTCGCCGCGCGCGAAGGCGTCCTCGATGGCGAGCGACAATTGAACGAAGGCCGCGGCCTGCCGGTCCACATCGGCGGCCTGGATCGAGTCGGCCAGCTGGTCCGCGCTTGCCCGCCAGCGGTCCGCGGCGGCCGCCGCCTTTTTGAGCCCGTCGGCCGTACTTTCCGTCGCCTTGCCAAGTTTCGTTGTGGCGTTCGTGAGATCAATCACCGGCGCCGGAACCTTACGGAGCTTGCGCGCCGCGTCGTCCGCCGTGGCCCCGCTCTGGGCGAGCTCACCGTTGATGACGGCGATCTTTTTCGCCGCGTCCGCCTGGATCTGGGCGATCGACTCGCGCAACACCGCAGCCCGCTCCGCCGCGTCTGCCGCCGCCTTGATTCCGACACCGGCCAGCGCTTTGTCGATGGCGAGCAGACCGCGCTGGGCGAGGGCGAGGTTGCCGGACGCGGCCGCGCCGATGCTCTCGAAGGCGACGACTGCGATCTGCCCCAGCACCGAGAAACTCGACCCCCAGTCGGACAGGAACTCGATGGCGTTGGCGATCTCTGCCCCGAGGATTTGGATCTCGGTCTGGATCGTGACAAGATCACGCAGAAATGCCCGGAACTCCTCGGCGATGGCCTTGGCGGCGCCGGTCAGGCCGCCACCCTCAACGGCCGCGTCCGCCGCGCCGCTGGCGAAGCCGGCGAGCGCAGGGAGCACGCCCTCAGCCAAGGTGTTTCCGAAGCCGTCGACCGAACGGCGCAAGATCAACAGACTGTCGTTGAACAGCTCGGATTTCTTGCCGGTTTCTTCGCTGATTACCACGCCGAGTTTGGCTGCTTTCTCGGTCGCGTCAGCGAGGCCCTTGGAACCAGCGTTGAGCAGCGGGAGCAAGTCCGCGCCCGACCTGCCGAACAGTTGCACCGCGAGTGCGGCCTTGGCTGGACCATCCTCGAAGGACGCGAAGCGGTCGGCGAGGTCCGCGAACACGGACTCGGTCGAGCGAAGCGAGCCGTCCTGATTGCGAATCGAGACGCCGAGCGCGTCGAATTTCTTCGCGGCTGACTCGCCGCCGCCGGCGGCTTCGGCAACGCCGCGGTTGAGCCGGGTCAGAGCGTCCTGGAGTTTGCCGACGTTCACGCCAGACAGCTCGGCGGCCAGCCCGAGGCCCGACAACGCCTCGACGCCCACGCCGACCTTCTGCGCGAGCTTGGTGAATTGGTCGGCCTTCTCAATCGCGTTCGAGAGCGCGACGCCGATCGCGGTCACGCCGGCCGCGACCGCCGCGCCAATCGCCGCGCCCGCCTTCTTGAACTGGGCCTCCAGCTCGCGCGCGGTCGAAGCGCTCGCGCGCTCGCTTTCTTTGAGCCCGCGACGAAACTCGGCATCGTCCAGGCCGAGAACCGCGCGGAGGGAGGCGGCGATGGCCATTACCCGTCGCCCAACGTGTCGATGATGGCCTGGTCCAGCTCGTTCGTCGCTCTGTGCCGCCTGCGAAACGGCATGAAATCACGCAGCTTACGACGCCCGCTCGGCTTCGCGTTCGTGTTGTAGATCAACATCGCGGTCTGGGCGTGCATCGTGTCGTTCCGTTCCGGGCCGATCGGCTCCTGCTGGTCGTACGCCCGCACTAGCTCCAATTCGGCCTGCGACCAGCCCAGAACGTCACGGGGGCGAATCCCGAAAGCGAGGGCGACCCGCACCACGAAAAACAGCGGGTCGTCCTCGGTTAACCGTTTCCCGCCGCTTCCTTGTCTTCCAGACCGTTGACTTCGCGGATACGGTCACACAGGCGCGAGAAGAGCGACAGCGGCAGCTTGGCCACTTCCTCCGGCGTCAGCACCGGCTCGCCGGTCTCCTCGTCCACGACCGAGCGCCGGACCATCTCGTGGGTACGCTTGGCCCTCTCTTCGTCGCGCAGCTTCGAAAAGCCGGCGAACAGCTCGCGCGACACCGCGCCGGTCATCGGGCGGATCGGCACCCGCCCGAGCCCCTCGACATCGACGAAAACGATCGGGTTCTGGAGCGCCTGAACCATCAAGTCACGAATCGACACGAAGACCCCCTACGTTTGGTGTTGCTGGTAGACAGTTACGGGTTGTAGAGCGACCGGGCGATGTCACCGGTCACGCGCAGCTGGGCCGAAACCTCGACGAGGCCGTCGACCTGCCCGCTGATGGTGGCCTGCTGGACGAACGCCGAGAAGATGAACGAGGAGCGATTGGCCGGGGGGACGAACACGCCCGGCACCGAGACGGTCGGGGCCGCGGTCCCGTCCGACAACGCCACACACCACGCCGTCGGGTCGCCGTCGTCGTCCAACGCGAAGAAGTCCGAATGGCTGTCTTCGGTCGGGTCGAGCAGGATCGTGATCGAAACCGTGCCTCCGTCGCGCAGACCGCGCAGGAACTCGCGACGCACCGACTCCAGGTGCGACGCGTCGATTTCCGACGCCGTACCGCCGAGACCGTCGAAGCCGGTGATGCGGCCGAGTTTGACCGCCTCGCTTGGCGAGCCGGCCTTCAAGAAAAAGATTTGGGTGTTCTGTGCCTTGGTGGCCATTGCGTCGCTCCGGGCGATGGGTGTAGCGCAGACGGCAGAATACCACGCGCCCGAACGACCTCCAAAGGGCACCCGTCACACGAGCGTGCTTTTCGTCCAGTGCCGATAAGCGTAAGCCACGATGTACGCCTTGCGGTCCGCGTCGAACAGGTCGGCCTGGAGGCCGTCGCACACACAGAACGCCTCCGCCAGACCGCGGATGGTGGTGCTGATGGCGTGCGCCTCGGCGCGCGTCCGGGCCGCGACCTCGACCACGACCAGCTCGCCGTCGATGGCCGGCAGCTCGAAGGTGTTGGCCGGGAAAGCCGACTCTAGCGTGTAAACGACACGAGGGAACGCGGCCCCCTGCGGCGCCGTGTCAGGGTAGAAGCGGGCAGCAACGGCGGAGACCACGAGTGGGTCGGCCTTGATGATCTGCGCGAAGCGCTCGGCGGCGTCGTAGCCCATTTCGCTTCTCCTAAGCGGGGAGCGCGGTCTTGGTGAAGAACTGAAACGCGAAGATAAGGCGGTACACACGCCGGCCCGGCTCGAACTCGTCGAGCACGACCCGCAGCAGCAGCGCCTCGCGTTGCAACGCCCGCCGTACCTCCTTCCCGACCTCGTGCGCCTCGGCCCGGTTTCGGGCGTGGATGTCCACGTTGAGGCTCTCGGCGTCGATCGCGCTGCGTTCGAACGTCGAGGCCGGCTGCGTAGAAGGGACGGAGTAGACGACGCGCGGGAACGCCGACCCTTGCACAGCCTGGACAGGGTAAACACGCGCCCCCACGAGCGCCACGAGGGGCGCGTGTTCGACGAGCAGCTGGTGGGCGGCTTGACCTGGAACCATCGACGGCTTACTTCTTGTTCCGCTGCGCCGCTTTCGCCGCGCGCGCGACGGCCTGCTCGAACTTCGGGCGGAACGCCTTCACGAGAGCCTCAATCATCGGCGAGCGGGCTGACTCGAACGCCTTACCCATCCAGCCGGTGCCTGGAACGAAGGAACCATCGCGCGCCGTGAAACCGAACTCGGTGAAGCGCCCGTAGTACGCCGGGCCGACGCCCAAATACACAGCACCTGACCGCCCCAACCGCTTGTTGGTCTTGTTGGCCGCGTACTTCTTCCGCACCGGCCTGATCGCGATCTTGGCGCCGTAGGTGATGTTGACGGCATTAAGGTCCCGGTTGCTCGCGCTGGCGACGTACAATTCGCTTTGCAGGAACCCCGTGTCGCGCGGAGCTGCCGAGCGCACAGGACCCAGCCCGACCTTGGCCGCTTCGCGCAGAGACGCACGAGCCGCACGGGCGGCCAGCCGCGGCTGCTGCCGGAAGAGCTTTTCGAGCTCCTGGAGGCCTTCAATCGTCATGGTAACGCCAAGGCTCACGGGTTAGCCCTCCGTGAGGCCTTCGGTACAAAACAACGACAACAGGCGCCCGCGCCGCTGCTGGTTGGGCACATCGACGATTTCGAGCACGCACGAGCCCCAGACGAGCCGGTCTTTCTGCCGTATATCCGCGCGCCACCGAACCCAGACCGTGTAGGCCCGGTTACTGGTCACTTCGTTGAGGCTGTAACGCTCGTTCGCCTTGAGCCCGTCGACCGACGCCCACAGCGTCGCGACAGTCTGCCACGAGACCGACACCTCGCCCGTACCCGGGTCCTGGGACTCGACGGCCCGCTGCAAGACCACCCGCTGATCGAGCCGCTGCGCGAAAACCTTAGAACGAATGGACACGCACACCCCCGAGCATCCGCTCGACCATCCGCTCGATGGCGTCGCGCTCGTCCTTGGGCGGGTTGTCGTACATCGACTGGACCAGGAACAAGATCGCCGTCCGTACCCGCGCCGGCACCGCCGCGCGCTCTTCCGCTTCGGTGGACGGCGACCCGGCCGCGCCGTAACCCGCGGTGTACTCGACTTGAACCGCGTCGACGCGCTGGAAGGTCGCCGGCCAGACGAACGACGGTAGCAGCGAGACGAGCGAACGCCGGGCGCCGGCGACGATGTAGCGGGCCGGGTCGAGCGTCTGCAGCTGGTTGGCTTCGTCGTAGTACCGGATCACAACATCCGAAGCCGGGCCGGCGGGAAGCGCAAGAGGCTCCCACGCCAGCGAGCCGGAGTACAGCGCCCACCACGCATCCGGCCCAAGCCCGCCCTCGGGGAATGCCCGGTACAGCGCGCGGCGACGGCGCCTACAAAGCGTGGTCGCCGTCCGGGCCTCGGCCATTTCGCGGGCCGTTGCGATGTACTGCGACAGGAGCGCGTCTTGCGGCGTGCTCGGAGGCGAACCCTCCGGGTCGAGACGCAGGTGCGCCCAGACCTCAGCAAGGGTCACGGGCTCGACGGCCGGGGCCCCGAGGTCCTCCAGCTGGGTCAGGTGGCGAAACGGCCGCTGTTCGCCGTAACGGAACGGTACCAGTCCAGCCATAAAGCGTCGGCCTCTTGTGCTTCCCAGCCCGGCAGCCAGGGGCCGCCGAGCGTGTAGTGGGCAATGCCCGGTCGACCCGGGTCTGGCTGCTCGCCTACCAACCAATTCCACCGCGACGGAAGGGCGGCGATCTCGCTGTCAAGCAGCCATTCGAAACCGTGAAGATACAGCCCGCGAGCCGCTCCGACCATTTGTGGCGTCAGGGCACGGAACGCTGGGTGCCCCGGCTCGAACAGCATGACAGACGACCAATTCTTGCGCTGGTAGCGAACGTTAAGGCACCCATCCATCTTCGGGCCCTCGGTCGCCTCGTAGTCGTGCTTCACCACCGCGACCGCCGCGCCGCCCATGTCGAAGTGGGCGAGCTCGGCTACATCACCCGTGAAGACCACATCGCAGTCGACAAACAGGCACCGCTGGCGAGGACACAGGGCCGGCACGAGGAACCGCGAGACGGCGAACTCGGTGGCCGCGGGGGCGCCGGAGACCCGGTCGAAATAACCGCCGGTGGGGCGCGGCTCGAAGCGGTCGCCCGGCATCAAGCCCGCGCGCACAAGGTCTGTCAAGACGAGGGGGAACACCGCCACCGGCACGGACGCGTTGGCCAGGAGCGACGCCCGGGCGACCAAATACGCTTCGTGTTCGCGCGGGTCATAGCCGATGAAAACAGGGAACGCCGCCTTGCTCACGCCCACGCCTCCACCCGGAAGTCGCGCTTTTCTCGGGCGTGGTACTGGGGCTGTGCCTCAACGGCCCGCGACCACCCCGCCGCACGCAACACCGGAATCAGCGTGACCGCCGTCCAGCCCCACTTGTGCATCATCAGCGGGTTGCGCTCGTTCGGGTTGCCGTAGAAGCCCCACATCCCGTACTTGTCGTCCGCGCCCTTACCGCCCCGCAGGAGGTTGCGGGCGCACTTGACTACATCAGGCGCCTCGATCACCAACAGCGCGCCGGGCGCCGCGACCCGCCGCCACTCCTGAAGCGCCGGCAAAACGTCCCAATAGTCGAGGTGCTCGACCACGTGGATCGCACACAGCTCGGTCGCCGCGCCGTCCGGCACCCTGTCGAGCCTGCGGACATCCGAGCACATTAACACGCCTTCGTCCTCCTGGACGCCCAAGTCGATGTTGAGCCAGCCTGGCCAGACGCGCCGACCGCACCCTATGTGTAGGCGCACGGCTTGACCTCCTCCAAGTAAGACGCGACGAACCGAAACAGATCAGGCCCGGCGAGCTCCCCGACGCCCCAGACGAACCAGGAAAGACGCCCCAGCCACTCCAGCCGCCGGTCGTCGCTCGGCTGCAAGAGAACCGCCGCGGGCGTGCGCGGGAACAGCGACGAGGCCGCACCGCGCGACGCGACCACCGCACGGCCCACGACGGCCGCCGTAACGGCCAACCCAGAATGGCGACAGACCACCAGCCCGGCGTCACGCACGGCAGACAGCGCGTCGCGCCCCGAGTCGATCGGCAGCTTCGAGAACAGCGCCCCGCGCTCGACCGGATGCTTGGGCTTCGGCCGATACAAGACACGACGGAACCGACCCTGGACGCCGTTGATCTGGGCTAGGAGGTCGCCCTCGCCCACGGCGTCCGTGGATTTGCGACCTTGACCGACTATCAACACCGGCTCGGAAACGGGGCGCGCGACGGGCGCCGGGTCGAGGCCCGCCCACCGCGGGAACCGCTCGCGCTCGAACGCCGTGCGCCACGGCCCGCGGGCGGCAGCCGACTCGTCCACCGACACCCGCACGGTCCCGCCGGAGTCGACGAACCCGTGATCCACGCA